CAAACACTTCAATATGTTGATCCTGCGATTTTTTTTCTTTTGCAGAATATCTTGGGTGTTCTTTAGGTAGTAAATCATTATCGGTTATGTATTTTGGATTTTTAGGCCTGTCTTTTTTAAGTAGATGGCTAAATGCACGTAATCTAGCTAATCCCCAAGCATTTCTTGATATGCCGGGGCGGTGTGATGTGCTATATGCACCAAAACCTCTACGTACAACGCTTTTTGCTGTACCCATACCTAAACGTCGCCAAGAAGCCATACTTGATACTTCTTCGTTATGTTCATCAACTATTGTCTTGATAGACTTTGTAGTTGCTTCTGAAAATGTAATACCACCTTTTTTACCTTTTGCTGATCCCGGTTTGTTTTTAGCCGATCCTTTTACTTGGTCTTTTTTAGGTGCAGGTGTTGAACTATCACTATGTTTTTTTCTTGGTTCTAGTTCACCCTCATTTACTAATTGTGCTATTTTTCTATCTGCCCAATCAGCTGCTTCTAAAGGATCAGTCCAAGGATTTGATCCCCATAACAAAAATGCTACATCTGACGCACGCCAAGTATCTGGATCATTTGGATTTGATTTTTCTCTATTTAAGTCTGATAAGTGTCTTTTGTGCCAAGCAGATATTTTTACTATCTTGTCAATGCTTAATTGTTCACCTTTTGACATTATTCTTGCTTGTCTAACAGTTTCATCAACAAGTCCGTCCCCTGCTTTGTTTAAGTTGTCCAAACCACGTTGTGCGTTTTCTTGCATAAATTTTGGCGGTTTTCTGTCAACTGCTCTTTGTTCGCTGTTGTAACTTACAAGCGTTGTGTCATCTTCGTCTTTGTGTTTCATACCTGTTATTTCTTCATAATCAGACATTTTGTCGCAAGGCATATAATACGTCTTGCCGTCTATTTCGTGTGTATGCGATCCAACACAACCTATTTCTTTTGCTTTTGCTTCAGCTTCTTCTTTTGTTTCGTATATATCTTGATCTGGGTTTGCTTGTCTTTCACCTTTTGCTTCTGCTTCGGCTATGTTTAATGCAGTTATTTGATCCTGTGCTTCTTGTTCGGTCTCATGACAACCCATTATAAAATCATCACTATCTTTAATTACTGCAAAACCGTTGCAATCTTCGGCTTCTTTGCTAATTGAATATGGCATTATTCTTCGGGTAAGTAGTTTGTTGGATCATGTGTATCAGTACCTTGTGGTGGTAATGTAGGATCAATTAAAGCACCTTGAAGTCCTATATAAAACTTGTCGCCACCCTCATAAGGTTCTAAATCTAATTTTGCCCTTGCTTCATTAGGTGTCATCATACCCGAACTTATTGCTACTTGAAATGACCTTACACGGCTTAATTGATCGCCCCTTGCATATTCATCTGTATCTAATCTAACAAACTGTTTACCTGGAAGAAGTGTTGTAAAACTATCTTCTATTCTTCTAATCCAAGGTAAAAGCGTATGACGAATAAATGCAAGTCCGTTACTTTCAAGATTTGAATATACGTTTGATCCGTCTTTAGCTAAAAGTAGATGTGCAGGTATTCTAAACACTCTTGCTATTTCATGTGTAAGTTGATCTCTAGCTGCAATCAGTTCATCACCTGCCGCCGCACTTATTGCTTTCCATTTTAAACCACCTGTTAAAACTGCGGGTTTACGATTACGATTATGATTGCCCAACCAAGTATCTTTAAGAATACTTGCCTGTTCCGCAGTTAAATCCCTATCCGTTTCTAAAACACTAGAGGGTGTACCACCTTGGCCGTAAAACTGTGATAAATGCCTTTCCATTGCCAAGGCAAGTCCGTATGTATTCCCATTTGCCCTCAATGGGCTTATTCCTGTTAGTTGTCCCGGATATTGATACCAAACTAAATGTAACATATTGTACGTTGTTATTTTTCTATCGTATTGACCTTTCTTTGTCATTAACAAAAAACACTTCTTACCATTATCCATTTCAACTTTTACTTTTTCCGGGTGTATCGGAGTAAGTTGTATTGGCCTACCCTGTCTATCCCTATCAACTAATACAAATGCGTTACCGTGCATTGCTAATGTTGAAATAGTTTGATGAATTAAAGAAAACATTGTTATATCTTGTGCAACATTAGGTTTTTCTAAAAACTTTGGTTTTTCTGTAAATATTACTTTTTGTGCGTCATATCTTAGAGTTTTCATTGGTAGTAAAGCAATACTATCTGCAAGTAAAGAAATTGCACTAAATACAGTAGATATACCTAATGCAGAATTTTCATTGACTTCTTCACCGCTATAATTTCTTAAACCACCCTCACGAAGTGCTAATAAATCTGTAAGGTTGCCTAAAGCTGCGTCCCTATCTTCTCTTTTGAATAAACTCATCTAACTGTTAAATAACTTCCTATAATAAAAAATATTCCTGCAACAATAATTGCAAATGAAACATTTATTGTATATACACCATAAATTATAAGACTTGCACCAATGACTTCAATCAACGTTGTTATTATGTTTTTCATAAGTTTATAATAGACACTTCTGGGTTTTCATCTAAAGGTTCTGGTGCGGTAATACGATCTAACATCATTACCATTGCAATACAACTATCTATTTTTCTTTTTGATCTACCTTTAGATAAACGCCAACCCATATCTGTTGTGCGTTGTGCTGCACTTAAAACTTGATCTGTAAATGTTGGGTTTCCGTCGTGCCTTACTTTAGAGTTTGCAATAAGATCATAAGCGTTACCACACGCAGGTATCATACGTGAGTGGGTTTGCGGGAAGTTTACCATTGGTACGCCACGATCAAGTAATACTTGTGCAGAACGTTCAAAAAAGGCAGGATCGTATGCAACTTCAATCAATTTGTATTTTTTCATTAAATCTACAATAAACGCTTCTATTTCTTGATAATCCATATAGTTTTCACCGTCTGGCAACCATATCTTTGATTTTACACTTATAACTTCATTTTCATCTTTTTGTCCATAAACAATGCCGACGCTGTCATGACGTAAAGCCATATCAATACCTACAAATGTATCTTGTGCTTCTTCAAGCTCTAGTTGTTCATCTTCACAACTTAACCATTGTTCTGAAGTAATCCAACTTTCATCTTCTGTTCTTGTCCATTGGTTTAAATGGTATCTTTGAAATTCATGTAATGGTAAAGACCTAAATCGTCTTTGTAAGTTTTCCACAGGCCACCAATCATTTTGTACAGCAGGATTTACTTTTTCCCATAATTTAGTGTCATTAGGATCATCAGTATCTTTTGCACCAATCCATTTAAAATAAAACTCTGGATCATCAGTACCACTTTCTTTAAGTAATCCACGTTGATACAAACGACCTGCAAGACTATCTAAATCATATCCTGCCGTTGTAATTCCAATAACTAATCCGTCTTGTCTTTTAGCTGTATTGTTTGACAAAACATAATAAACTCTTTCTAAATTAATATTATTCCACTCATGGATTTCATCAGCTATAAAACAACTATTGCGGCCACCGTCAGCTGTTCCCGCCTTTGCCGCAACCCTAAATGCACGTCCCGGTGCATTTTTAATCTGTATTTCATTTTCATACGTTGTAACCATATCTCTTAATAATGGACTTTCGTTACATATTGTTTTCATTGTTCCAAAAACTAAATTAGCTTGTTCGTATGAAGCAGCTGCAACCGCGACTAATGGTGATACTACTCCCGATCCTAATAGTTCATAAAGCCCCAAACAGGCTATTAAAGCCGACTTGCCGTTTCCTTTTGGAAGTCCTATTAGTCCCTCACGGTACTTTCTACGACCTTTTTCGTTTACTTCATACAATTCATAGATTAAGGCTTTTTGCCAATCATCAAGTTTAAATGGTTCGCCAAAAAAGTCGCCCTCACCATGTACGCAAAACTTCTCTATAAACTTAACAACCCTTGCACCTTTTGTTTCGGGTAAAGAAATCATATTTTATCTTTTTTAATTAATATCCAAGCCCATACATTTATAGCTATAAATAGTAAAACAATTATAAAAGCGTCCATTTATTCTTCTTCCCCCTTTACTTCTTCAAATTCTGTATCAATCCACGATATGTGTACTTTTGATCCGTCATTGAGATAAATCCATTTTTCTGTCATTATTCTTCTTCTGGATTGTAAGTATTATATTTAACTGTTAATTCTTCACCAATTTTTATATCTTGTGTAGTAAACAAAAAGTATAAATGTTGTAGTCCTATATCAATTACAATTTTGCTATTTGGGTTATCGCTATGATTGACAAAACCACCCACAGGTGTTCTTATCCATATTTTTGGATTGTCAAGCATAACATGAGATATACCAATATTTGTATTTTCTTTTATATTTTTTATAGCAAACAATCCTTTACCCTGTATCGGACTTTCTTTTACATCTATAAAACTTGGTAATGGTTTGTACATTATTCTTCTTCCAACATTAACAGTCTAGGATCATCTAATTCTTTTTCGTCATCATCTTGTAAAAGTTGTTGTAATTGTTTAAATCCCATTTGTGCTTCCCCATAAGCAATTCCTAGTCTTTGACGTGCCAATGGTGTTAGTCCTAGTTCTTGTTCAAGTTTAAGTATTTTTTCTTCTAATTTCAATGTAAGTAAAATTAACGGATTTATAATTGCTTGGCCTTTTGATCCTGTACCAAGTAAAGCTGCACTACCTTGTGATTGCACAACCCTGTTTGCTCTTTCAACTTCGTCATA